CTTTAGACTTTGAGAGATAGATTATCGTAGACGCAGCGTACTTGAGTCCACTACCTCCACCCATTTCTTTGGTAGGTACGTAAGCACCAACCACATCATATGTATGATTAGTAACTAGCATAGGTACGTTTGCTTTACCTAGTTTCAGTGTAAGTATTCTGAAGATAGCCTTGACTATCTGTGCTCTAGTCATGTCACGTGTATCTTTTCCTGCTGCTGCGTCATCTAACTCTTTACTTGTTGACAACATGCCAAGAGAATCTAACACAAACATTAAGGGTTTGCGATCTTTCTCTGGTTGTTCTAAATATTTGTCTAATATTCTGATTGCTTGAGTACGAAACTCTTGTACTGTAGTGACAGGTACCAGTATCATACGTGACGTATCAACGTTACGATCTTCCATCATCTGTTTACTGATGGCAGCTTCAGACTCAAAGTATACTACTCCTGCGTCCTTGTCTGATCTTAAGAAGTTCTCTACGACACCAAGACAAAAGAATGTCTTACCTGTAGATGATTCTCCTGCGATAGCAGTAATCTTATTGGAAGGGATACCACCTGTGATGCTACCACTTACCAACGCATTAAAAATATAAGAACCAGTATCTACATATCCTCCGATATCTCCTACTGATCCATCCGCAAGTATCCCTGCGTAGTCGTTACCAATTTCTTTAACGACATCTTTCAAAAAACTCATGTGAATAAAAACTCAAGCGTTGACTTCTTCTCTGTATCCCATCCTATCACATTAGTGATGATTTGTAAAGGATCGAGAAATGCTTTTTGGAACTGTGCTTTGCGGTCAAGAAAGTTCTCCATCCCCAACTCCCTAGGAAAGGTGTTGAGGAAAGAGATTACGTTTTCTCTTGTCCAGTTCGAGCGATCTGTCTTTAAGTAAATATATTTTATTTTTTCTCCTTCTTGAATGAGAGGGTACTTGTTCTCCAGTTCCTTCTGAGAGACATAAAAATTATATAAGAGAGATCCACGAACATGTAACGGGCATCCCTTTGAATACACGTCTGTGTCTGATTTGAATTTGCGTAGTCCATTGACTGACCTCGGAAATGCGATGTCCTCTGGTGGCATAGAATTGAACTCTGTTTTAAAGTTGTCTATAAACTCTATGAGTTCTTCTTTCTCACCTGTCATCATTATGTTCAGTGCGTCTTTAATCGCTTTGCGACATGGGGCAGGAGTCGATGACTTCACTGCTTCAATGCCCATCATTTTTAGTTTAGGATTAGCATAGCGAACACCTTCACTGTCCCACACGTTGAGTATGTAACGTTTCTTGGCAGTCCATATACCTCTGCTAGCAATGTTCTCACGCTTCATAAACATCTTCTGTTCATAAGCATTAGCATACTGTGCTAACTCTTGATATGATCTGTCGATAAAAGGTTCTATCTTATCCTTACATGCCCGATCAAGAAAGTCGACGACCTTCTCTTGACTAACATCTTTATCACCATAAACTGTGGTAACTAACTTGTCTAAACACAAGTAGATACTATCTGTATCACTAGCGATAACATAATCTTTCTTACTTGTATTTAACAGTTTATTCAAGTAACCATTTACTTTGTTTTCAATCCAACGAATCGAAACCTGACCTGATAAAGTAATTGCTTCGGCATTAGTTAAATTATAGTACCTAAAATACTGATTGCCAATAGCACCATAGGCAGAGTTCAACTGAATCTTACGTGCCATCTGTATGTTGTTGTACTTACTGATGCTCTTCTCTAGTTCAGCAGTAGGTGTCTTCTCATACTCTTGCTTTGCCATAAGCATAAGCTTCTTACTTTGTACACGTTCATCGTAGATCTTCTGCATCATCTCAGGTAAGAATCCATGTACGTCTTTACGATACTGAGCACCGTTAGCACACGTAGCAAACCTAGGATCTATCTCTTCCTTTTGCTTTAGGAACCTCGCAACAGTAGCAGAGGGATGGCGTTCCTCACAGAGGGTTTCTGGGGAAATATTGTATTGCATAATGAGATGAGGGTACAGACTGTTAAGGTCAAAAGAAACCACCCAATCATACTTTCCAGGTATCGGTTGTTTAACATATGCTCCTGCGTATTTTTTATCTTTCTCCTGTCTCTTAGCAGGAGGTACCACAATGTTCTTATCAGTTAAGAAGTTGTAGATCAATGTGTCCCACATCCTCACCTGATAATATACATCCTTGAAGTTAACCTTAGCATCGTATGCTAGGGCAACAGCAAGTTCTATCAACTTCATCTTGTCTTCTAATTGTAAGACAAGTTCCGTATCAATGATGTTGTAGTCAATAAACTTCTGCCAATCTTTAGTATAGAAGTCCTTGAAGTT